CTGATCAAACAAGTCTACGAACTTAACGGTTGGGATGTTTCTCGTCGTTGCAAGATGGACTACGAAGGATTTGAAGACACTAACCTTGATGAATTCTCGAAAGCTGTTCAGCGAATCGGTGCTGTTGGATACCTACCTAAGACAATTGAAGTTGTCAACAAGGTTCTGAGTGCAATGAGTATTGACACTCTTCCTGATGACACGGATGTTAAATCCATTCTACCTGAACCAGATACAAAAGCTGGTGAGGGGATGAAAGAGGGAATGGGATCAGGTACTGGCTCATCTAATGGTTCTTCAGGTGACCAAACATCATCTAACAACGATAACTGAGATTCATAATGGAAAAGCTAGCCACAGAACTAACATTAAGATCACTTCTTGATGCAATTAGAAACAATAACAACTCAACGAGTGTTAACTCAACATCGGGTATACCAATGGGAAAAATTGCAACAGAAGACACCCTTCTTGAGTTATTGGCTGTGGTTAGCAGCGACGGACTAGGTGACAGTGGTGAATCCAGCAAGAGTTATCTTAACTTCACAGGTGGAGAAGATGGCTCTGATGTTACCGTAGAACTACAGGCAATGTGTACTCTGGCTAACTCGCTAGGTATTCCTGTCAGACTCCCAGGTTGGGATTTGCATTTCAGTAGCACTCTCTTTGCTAACCAACTGATCGGTACAAGAGGTAAGACTAGACTTATTCCTTCTCAGACATTCACTGCAACAGGATTTGCTAACGAATTCCTGATCATCAACAGTAACTTCAGTCAAGGCTTCGATGAAGCTACAGCTAACTATGTTGTGTACCGAGACTTTGATGTTGAAATCACACCAAGTGATTCCACAAGAGGTAAGTCGTTGATTGGCTTGGGTGGTGTAAAAGGTGGTGTAATCAGTGGTTTGAGACTGACTGCTAAACGAGTAATCGGCACAGACGGTGAACCAATTCGATTCTTCCAGCTTATCGATGTATACTGCACTACTCGTAATCTGCACATCTACGGAAACGAATTCAGACAACTTACTGGCGCATGGGGTGCAGGTACACCTATCCAGGCTGATGGTGGTGGCTGTCTGAACATTCGTAACCTAAGAGGTGGTCTAGCATCAGATGCTGAGAACTACGTTACACAAGACATTTTCATTCACCACAATTACTTTGAACACCTTACGAGTGACGAGTGTTTTGCTGTGTACGGAGTAAGAGGTATTACTCGTAGAATCAAAGTTCACCACAATGTCTTCAGAGGTCTACCTACGACCGTAGACAAAGTTTACAACACCACGTTCATTGCTTTCTTCCCTCTCAATGACGGAAGCGGTGTAAACCTTGGTGCGACTGCTGCAGTATATGATTGTGAATTTTCTAACAATTACGTAGAGTCAGGTTGTACTCTTTACGACCTGTTCAGAATCGGTAACACACCTGACGCAAACAACAAATGCTACAACAATAGAAGCAGTAACAACTACTTCCTGCACAAGATCAGTTTTGATCCAGTGACAGGTGCGGTTGCTGCAGCTACAGAGTTTGGTGCTCCAATCTCTCCAGTAATTGCTTCATCTGGTGCAAGATGTATTGATGGTAACTTCGGTGTTGCTTACCTGGGTGATGCAAGTGGTAATACTAGCACTAACGACATGGTTGTGCATTTGCAGGACGCTTTCGGTTCTGTAGTTGCTTCAGCTTTTACTGGTTTTCAACTAATCAACAGTCCAATCTGTTACGGTTCAATCGTGACTGCTATCTCTTCTTGTCGAAATGTTAACGGTGGACAGGTTGAATGTTTCGCTAGAGCGTTCTATAACTGCAGAAGCGTTGTAGGTACAAGCTGGCGCGTTAACGGTAGAAATGCGATCTATGTAGGATATGATGTTGACTCGAATGACGGCAGTCAGTATTCGATGACAAACACGAACGGCTTCAGTCAAGGTGGATTCGCAAGAATAAGCAACAACATGAACGAAGCAAGTAGAGTTAACTTCTATAACAACACAGCTACGATTTACAGTAACACTCTTGAACCTGTTATTTCAAGAGTAGCGGTGGATTACAGTTCTCTGAGTACAACTGCTACGTTTAGACTGAATGAAATCAATGGTAGTCTCTCGACCATTAACTCAGGTCTACCACAACGTGTAAAACTGTGGATTCAAGCTACTGCACCGACTGCAGAAAATCCTAAAGACTTGTGGATTGATACATCAGGTACTCCTGTTCTAAAGCGATGGGTTGATCCTGCATGGATTACTGCTACAGATAGAACTGGTGCAACCATTGTGCTTTCACTTGGTGCAACTGAAGCTGGTGGCGACAATATCCTTAACGTTTTCGTTCAAGAAACACCTTCCGGTGCAACACCGGCAGAAGGTGATGTACAAAGTAAACCATCCGAAGGTTATAAACTGTATAGGTATACTTCTGGATCATGGGTGGATCACCCTAACACTGCTTTCGCCACCGGACTGCTTACTGTTTCGGGTGTTGGAAGACTAAGAAGAAGTCTAAACAATTGGGGTGGAGTGGAGGACTAAATGTGGACAACCAGCAATCTTAAACCCGCAATTCAATCTAAACCATTAGAATACAGGGAAGCATTCGTTAAAGCTGCGAATGCTGCTCTACAAAAAGGTCGAACTCTATCTGAGTCAGAGTTCGCGGGTGAGGCTGCACTTGTTGCAATGGAAAAGGTCAAGAGTAGAAATTCTCAGACCCTTCTCAATGAAGAAGTAAATGCCAGAAAACCACCTCCTCATCTTGCTGCAATTATTAAAGCGGCAGAACTGAAGAAGAAGACACAGCAAGTAGTAGTTGAAAAAGCAGAAACAGTTGGTATTCCCCCTTATGTTGTCGAAATGCGTTTTGACACAGAAGGATACTTGATCGTTAAGTTCTCAGACGGAAAGACTGTAAGATCGAAAAACGCAATCAAGAAAGAAGAGCAGATTACTCAACATGTAAACATTTCTTCTACCCCACAGAATGTTGGCGGTGGTGGAGGTACGTCTGACTTCTCAACTGAAAGTGAATTGAGCAGACAGTATTATTATGATGTGTCTGACAACTTGATTCGAATTGAATACGTATCTGGTAACTTTAAGACTTTTGAATATGATTCAGTTTCAGGTCTACTTTTGATCGAAAACTACATCAAGGGTAGCACGAACTACAGAAAAACATACATGTATGACTCGTCACAACGATTGATTGAAATCATCTATGAAGTAATCTCTACTACACCTCCAGTGTTTACAGGATTCTTCATCCCTCAATACTCTGAACCACAGTCTTTGGTTTTCAGTGGTAACTTCACTAGTCAATACGCTTAAAGGAGATAGATTTGCCTGCTATTTTTTCACAACAGAGAGTTACCGCTTCTGCTGCGCCACCCCCACCGCCTCCCCCGCCTCCACCGCCGCCTCCACCGCCGCCTCCACCAGCACCTTCTATTTCAATTGAAGCTGGTGCAGCAAGCGGTGTAGCGGGAGGTTCTCCCATTAGTGGGCCAACGATCATTGCTGATGTTTCAAATGAAAGCAACGTCAACTGGTCACTGTCAGCCTCACCTTCTGGTTTGGTTTCTGATCCTGCCTCTGGTACTCTATCTCCGGGTCAGACTGTAACTCCTTCACTTTCAGCGGTCACTGCTGCGATTTATGCAATCACCGTTGCTAATAATAGTGCAGGTACAGTATCTGGTTCAGCAGGTAACGTTCAGTTCTACGAACCTACTCCACCGCCGCCTCCACCGCCGCCGCCTCCACCTGACTACATTAAAGCTCCCCCTGCTGGTGTATCAAACTTGGCTGCACTGTTCGGTGATAGCAACACAGAACATTCTTTCCGTGCAACCCAGGCATATTGGAGAAACGGTCTGACAGGTGGTGTGTTTGACTACAGAGCCAATAGTGCAAAATCAGGTACGGGTATTATCGATCTGATTTCGCAGGTTGACGAATTGTACACCAATGGAGCAAACGCAGGACTGCAAGGTCTACCTCCACTTGGTTGGGTATTTCTACAATTCGGAACAAACGGTTGGAGAGGTGCTACATCTGTTGATAGTACAATGCAAGCACAGTTTCAGACTCTAATCGACAAGCTTAAACTTATTGCTGAACACATTGTAATCATCACAATGCCTCCCGCTGGTGGAGTTGTGACTCCTAAAGCTGCTGGATATCCTGTCGTAAGAGATTACTTCAGAAGCTATGTTCTTGCTGACACTTCTAACAGAACACACCTTATTGATGGTTGGCAAACAGTAATTGACTCAAGCGGTAACATCATCCCTGTTTACTGGTTGGTTGATGAATATCACCCAAGTGGTGCCGGTTCACGAGAAGTTGCTTTAGCTGAACTTTCTCAGATTGAGCAATTGATTTCCAATCAATCTTATGCAAGGGCTCCGCTTGTAACTAATCCAGCCGATGTTTATCCTGCACAACCTCAGTGGATCAGTAACCCTACAGGATCGGGAGTTGTAACATTCAGCGGAACTTGGTCAGGAAGCTTGCCTACAGGTTGGAGCATCAGTACGAACGGAAGTGGTATTTCTGGAACGACTGAAATCATTCCTGCTGACGTTGGTGATACCAACACTACTCCATGGGTAAGAATTAGACCTACAACCCAAAGCTCTTTTGCTCAGATTTACCTCGGTTTCAATGCTTCAGGTAGAACCATCACGGAAAGTGATCCTAGCATGCTTGAGCAGATTGTTGAGTTGAGATTCAACGGTATGCAGAGATTCAACCAGCTTGAGTATTGGATTCAAAACACAAGCGGCAATAAATTTGTTCAAACTGCGTATCTGAAGTGGGGTGAGACAATTGGTGCTTTTGAAACTGTAGTTCTCAGACAGCAGTATTACAGAGGATCGTCTGTGCCAGGAGGAACTCCGCAGGGCGTTATTTACATTCATAGCGTAGTGGCTGGTACGGGTGACGTTGGATACGTTGACGTTCGATGCCCTTCAATTAGAGGATAACATGTCATTACTTCTTACAAACTTTCAAGGTAGAGGTTCATCTATTGCCTCTACAACATGGAGTCCACCAGCGCCCAAGAACATTGTTGTTCCATCTGGTCTTACAAATTCAAGACTTCTAATTGGTATTGCTGCTGGTAGATTCTACATTGACAACCATGTCAGTATTACATTTAACGGTGTAGCAGGTACCCTGAAGGGTGAAACATCATCGGGGCCTGCACCGCGTGTTCACGTTTGGGAGTGGATTAACCCTAGTGCTGGTACGTTCCCTTTTGTTGTTACCAATACAACCAACACCAACGATGGTACTTGGTTTTGGGCACTGTTCGATGAAGTAAGCGGTAGCACTACCGTATTCACAGACGAAAGTGCAAACGACAACAATGCAAACCCTGCGGCTACAGTACCACCGAGTGCTCTTACGTTCATGGTTGCAGTTGGTCTTGTTGCATCGACAGGCGGTACGACACCGTTTGCAACTGACGGCACGGCGGACGGTGTAGTTGGTGCAGCCGGTGTGGTTCCAAACAGAACCTATCCAAGCAATACACAGATGGCTGCTTTCACGGTTGTTGTACCTCAAGGGTCTTCTACTGTTATTACTGGTCCGTCCGGTGCTGCTGGTGCAACATCAATTACTCATTCTGTAAATGAAAACCAGAACAGTGCAGGAACGTGGTCTGCGGTCGGTGGTACAACTTGGTCGCTAACAGGTACAGATGCTTCACTTTTGAGCATTGATTCTTCAGGTGTAGTTACTCTTGCAAGTGGAAACTTCAACAGAGAAGTGAAGAGTACATATTCTTTCAACGTACTCAGAGATGCAATTTCACAAGCTGTTTCACTGACAATTCTTAACGTAAACGAAGCTCCTGTTTTCAGCGGAACAATTTCTGTACCAAACCTTACCGTTAGCACGGCAATGACTCCTGTAAGTTTTGCGTCAATGTTTACTGATGTAGACATTGGTGACTCGCTAACTTATAGTCAGGTTGGAACTTGGCCCGCTGGTGTCAGCATTTCAGGTACGTCCATTACAGGAACACCGACTGTTGTTGGAACAAGCACTTCTCTGAGAGTAAGAGCAACGGACGGTGGTGGTCTTACTGTTGACAGTAACATTTTCACCATCAACGTTGTTTCAACTGCCGACACTACCCCTCCTTCTTTGTCAGGGTCTGTCTCATCATCCTCTGTACTTGCTACTTCTGCTACGATTTCCTGGCCTGCAGGTTCGGACAACGTTGCTGTAACAGGTTATGAGTATTCATTGAACGGTGGTGCGTACACTTCAGTCGGTAACGTAACCTCTATAGGTCTTACAGGTCTTACACCTTCCACATCTTACACGGTTAACGTGCGAGCATTCGATGGTGCGGGTAACAGAAGCTCTGCAATTACTGGTGGTTTTACTACAGGCGCAACATCTGACACCACACCACCAACGCTGACTGGATCAATTACGATTGGTACCGTAAGCTCTTCATCTATTCAGATTTCCTGGCCTGCAGGTTCGGACAACGTTGCTGTTGTTGGGTATGATGTAAGCTTCAATGGTGGATCGTCGTATTCAAGTCTAGGTAACGTTTTGACTTTTACCTTTACGGGTCTTACTGCATCAACTTCTTATTCATTGAGAGTTCGTGCTAGAGATGCTGCAGGAAACGTAAGCTCAGCCCTTTCTGTAACACAATCTACTTCTGCTCCTTCTAGTTTGACAAAACGAATTGTTGTAGTTCTGACAACTAACGGTACCACACCGGCTGCTTCTTTGTTGAACTTGAAATGGGCTTTCTTCGATCAGAACACTCCCGATCAGTTTACAGCGCCTTGTGTCCAGGGAGCAACTGAACTGACTGACAGCAGTGGTGTGCTAGAAATTGACGTATCTTCGTCTTCTCTGGCAATTGGACAAACTGGATGGTTGATCATTACAGATAGTGATGGTACGGTATTCCAGAATCCTCCTGCTAAAGCTTTCAGTGCTCCTGTACAAGTAATTGCTGCTGTATAAAAAAATGGGGGTGAAATTCCCCCATTTCGCTAAAAATACTTGACATTTTGTTGTTTTTATGATACAATAGCGTCTCACAGTTATGTAATGGAGGAAATGTATGCAAGAGACAAAAAAGTACACTCCACCGGATGCTGTGCTAAAGAACATGCGTCGAGGTCGAAGTATTGCAGTCATGAAAAACCGCAAACCTACCATCGACAAAGTGAGCACTGAGTTTAGTCTAAATGAGATTAAAGAACTCTACACGAAGCAAACGAAGTTTATCGGTAAGTCGATTAACCCACTTGCTCGACTAGCAGATGGTGGACCGTCTGATGGTTTTCTTGAGTTTCTTACGACTGGCGGAAAAGCAGGTTTAGCTTGGACTCGAAAAGTGCTTAAAGAAAATGGAGTTCTGAAAAGCTACGGTGACACCATCACTGAAGCTGAACTTAACACAGAAGAAAAAGTTGTAGGTTTCGATCTACCGATTGAGAAACAACACAATGATGAACTGATGCAGGTAACTTATGTTGCAATGCTTCCCGACTCTACCGATCTGACTGGTGACTATACATCAGCAGAAGACGTTCGTAAAGCGATGGAATCATTCAACAAGAGTGCAATGCGAGCTAATCTTTTCCACAGAGTCATGACGGATAAGTTTCATGTCGTGGAATCGTATCTTGCACCTACCGACTTCGTTCTCAATGAAATTCCGGTAGCCAAGGGTACTTGGTTGATGACGTTCCAGATTAACGATGAGAACATCTGGAAGATGATTAAGTCCGGTGATATCACAGGTATTTCAATTGGTGCTAGAGCAACAGTCGAAACATTAGAGGAAGACAATGACTAAACCTAAGAGAACTTTAAAGAACATTGACTTCAGTAGAGAAGACAGTCATATCGCACTGGTTGGTCCAGCGGTTGGAGGCCCTGCATCGGGTGCTGATTACGCACTAGTGATGAAAGCAGTAAACTTCAGTGAAGAAGCTATTGAGAAGATGCAGTCAATCAAGGTCACAATGAGTGTGCCTGATTTCCTACGCAAATTCTTTGGTCTTTACTATGAAGACGCTGAAGTTCTAGCTCGTGTCATGGGTTATGTTCCGCCTGAGTCTGACGAATCAGATTCTGAGACATCTTACGAAGACTGGATTCAATCCAAGGTTGAATCGTTCGAGATTCTGAAGTCACTTCAAGAGTCAACGGATGTTGAAACGCGATTGTCTGAACTAGATGAAGAACAATACATGTCTTTCATGCTTGATCAAGAAACCATTGAGAAGGCACTGAAGAAGTATGAAAAAGATTCCAAGGCTACTGCCAAACCAAAGGCTAGAGTTAAGGATGCCTCACCCGCTAGCGAGGAAAGAAAAGAAGAGGCGTCTGCCTCTGGTTCAAAACCAAATGTGGAGAAATCTATGACAAAAACTATCGAAACCGAAGTTACGGTTGAAATGGTTGAAAAGTCAGCCCTGGAAAGCATTCAAAAGTCTCTGACTGAGACAATGGAAGAACTTCAGAAGGCTAAGGACGAAGTAAATCAATTCCGCAAAGAACGTGCAGAAGCTATTCGCAAGTCTCGCTTTGACGCACTGAAGACTGCAGTCAAGGATGAAGCAAAAGCTGAAGTTCTTTTCAAGGCTGTAAGTCTAGTAGAGAAACAAGAAGACTTTGACGCTGTTGTCAAGGTTCTTGCTGAGATGAATAGTGCTGTTGAAAAGTCAGCATTGTTTGAAGAAAAAGGTGCAAGTGCAGAAACGACTACGACTCTCGTGAAAGAGAATCCTATCGTCAAGGCTCTTCGCGCACAAAAAATCATTAATGAAAAGTAAACGAGGAATAAATCATGCCTGCTCCATTTGCTACTGATACCTTCCGTTTTAGCCACCTTGTGAAGCACGAATATGAACCGAGCTTCGCTTACTGCCGTGATGTTCTCGTTGCTAACGAAGCCGGTGCTCGTACCTATACTGTAGGTACTGTACTTGGTCGAGTTACTGTTGGCGGGAAAGTTCGCATTGCTGTACAAAGTGCCTCAGACGGTTCACAAAACGCTTTCGCTATCTGCCTTGAAGACAAAGCTGTTCCAGCTACCACAGACACTCGTGTACTGTGCCTAGTTCGTGGTCCTGCTATCGTTTCCAAGTCTGCTCTGGTACTTGACGCAACGTTCGACCTTTTGGCTGAACAGACTGCGCTGTACGCACAGCTTGAAGCTCTCGGCATTCGTGTAAACGACGCTGTTTAATTCTAACTACAACTAAGGACTATTACAATGCCTACAGTTCGTTCATTTGAAAAGCCGTTTGAGCTTGTAGACTATACCGAAGAACTGAATCTGATTCCCAATACCTGGGGTCTGATCAATGAGCTTGGTGTTTTCCGTAGTGAGCCTGTTGCACAGCACAGCATCACTATCGAATCTAAAGCTGGTACTCTTGGTGTAATCACTGACCAAGTTCGCGGCGCTCGTAACCTTGTCAACAAAGACGAAGTTGCTGCACTGCGTTCATTCGCAATCCCTCACTTCCCGCTTGACGACTACGTTAGCCCGCAAGACCTTCAAGGTAAGCGTGCTTATGGTACCGCTGACCAAGCTGAAACGGAAGCTGCTGTAATCGCTCGTAAGCTGGCTCGTATTCGTATGAACCACGCAGTTACGATGGAAACTGCTCGCGCATTTGCCATCACGAACGGTGCAGTTTACGCTCCCAACGGTACGGTTGTTGGTAACTACTACAGTGACTTCGGTGTTACTCGTCGTGAAGTTGACTTCGTGCTTGGTACCGCAGGTACTGACGTTATCGCTAAGGCTGAAGAAGTTATCGCGCACATTCAGGACAACATTCTGAGTGGTGAAAGCGTAACGAGTGTCGTGGCTCTTTGCAGCCCTGCATTCTTCGGCAAGCTGATTGCTCAAGCTGGTATCAAGGAAGCTTACAAGTTCTACACTTCGACACAAGAACCTCTGCGCCAGCGCCTTGGTTCAGGTCTGTTCCGCCGCTTCGAACACGGTGGTGTGGAGTTTATCGAGTACCGTGGTTCATACAACGGTGTTCCTCTGATTCCTGCAAACGATGCCTACTTCGTTCCGCGTGGTACTGCTGACATGTTCATCAGCTACTTCTCGCCTGCGAACAAATTCTCGCACGTTAACACGCTTGGTGAGGAAGCTTACGCCTTCTCATACCGTGACAGCAAGGATGAAAAGATTGAACTTCAGACTGAGCACAACGCTCTGCACCTGATCCGTCGTCCTGCTGCGGTTGTCCGTGGCTTCACAAGCAACTAATCCCTGCTTGTACGACAGAGCCCCTTCGGGGGCTCTTATTAAAGTATTCATGTGAGTGCTTTACTAAGAGAGGAAACACAATGGCTACACCAGAACAAATTCAACAAGTAAGATATGAACTGGCAGACACGGACGTTGGTTTCCCGATGTTGTCAGATCAAGAGTACACATACTTCATTGACAAAAACAACTCAAGCATTCGTCGTGCAATGATCGATGCAGCTAAGAGTATCCTGTTTAAGCTATCGATGCGTGGTGATGAAACCGTTGACATCTTCAGTGTAAAAGGATCGAAAGCTGCTGAACAGTATCGAATGGCTCTACAGTTGTTCATTAAGAATCCTGACTTCAATCCTGCACTGACACTCGCTGGCGCTTATGCTGGTGGTATCTCCAAACAGGATATGCGTGAGAACATCCTTAATGAGGACAACAACGCTGTGCTTGTACCGACCGATCCAAAGACTTATCCTGATAACTATTTTGAGGTACCGGAATGAATCTCTTTGTAATCTCTACAAACAGAATGATTGACCGCTTTGGTGCAAACGTTACGTTCAGGAGAATTGTAAACGGAGCATACGACTTCGATACAGGCGCTGTTAGTTCGACACAAGTTGATACTACAGCCAAAGCTTACAAGAGACAGATTGAGGCTAGTCAATACAACTACCCGAATCTGATCGGTAAAGAGGTTGCTGAGTTCTATGCTAAAGCTGCACTATTCACAGAGAAACCAACCGTCAACGACAAGGTTGTCTCTGGAACTGACACGTACACTGTGCAACGAGTTTCCGAGCATGGTGCAATGGGTGAAGTTATTCTATATCGACTTCTCTGTGTGAAAACATGATTGATCTAAATCTGGATGAAGTGCTAAAGAGTCTTGTGAAAGTTGAAGAGACTTTCGTGCGTAAGCTCGATTTCATGTTCACCGGATTCTTCTATGAGCTTACCGAAAAAGCTGTAATGAATACACCTTTCGGTGATTCTGACAATTACGCCAAGATGTATGAAGGTAGAAGTTATACGTTTTTCGGTCGAATGTTACCAACCACAGAAGGTACTGCACGTAACTCGTGGCGTTTCTCTGCTCCTGTTGGTGCTGGTGATGTTCGTAACGCTAACTTCTTGTTTACCTCACCAAGCTCTACTTATCTAGGTGGATGGCTTGCTGGTGATGAACAAGGAAGTGTGTCTCTAGGTAGAGTAAAGACTCAAATCTCAGACTTCGATGTAATGAAGAATGGATTCGTTGTCATCTACAACAACGCACCTTACATCACGAAGAACAAAGGTTATTTCCCTAGTGGACGAGATTGGTCGGGTGCGACAATGGGTCTAGAACAAGGTCATTCTACTCAAGCTCCTTCTGGTATTACAAAGCCTACAATTGCTGATATTCAAGCAATCTACAAAGCGTCAGGCAAGTTCAAATCACTATTCGATCAGGGGTAACATGCCAGATACTGTACTAAAAACAATTCTTACTCTACAGAAAGCGATTAGAGACGTAGTGTCTCCGATTCCTCTTGCTGTGGAAAGTGTAGAGTTTGATCCTCCAGATGATGCACTTTATGTTCGTTGTCAGATCATTCCTACAGCAGTAGAAGACCCTGTATTCGGATCGAAGTACAGACGAGAACTTTACCAAGTTCAACTCTTTATTGTTGGTCCAATCAATCAGGGTGTGGCTGCAACAATGCAAACTGCCGGTAATCTTAGATCGACATTTGCTCGTGGATACGAAATCATTAAAGACAATCTTCGCATTAGAGTTTTCACTACACCTAACATGGGTGGAAATCTAATTCTAGACAATGCGGTGGTAACACCCTTGGTTGTGCCTGTGACTGTCGAAGTATACGACTAGGGTTTCAGGTTTTGTCGAGTGTACCTAAAACATTCGAACTCTTTGCAAAGTGAAACAAACTAATACATAAGGAATCTGACATGCCAATTGCAACAGGTGTAAACAAGCAGGTTGGTTACAAGCAAGAAACGACATGGGGTACACTTGCGGGTGCTGCTTCTGGCAAACTGCTACGTCGTGTTACAGCTAACTTTAACCTGACAAAAGAAACGTATGAATCTGGTGAGATTCGTACTGACTATCAAATCGCAGACATGCGTCACGGTGTTCGCAGCGTTGACGGTAGTCTAAGTGGTGAACTTTCTCCCGGTAGCTACGCTGATTTCTTCGGTGCTGCTCTATCCCGTGACTTCGCTACTGTAGCTCCTATCACTACTCTGAGCATCACAATCGCAACAGGTGTAGCAATCGGTAGCGTTTCAACATGGAACGTAACTCGTGCTGCTGGTTCATGGTTGACGGATGGCATTAAGATCGGTGACGTAATTCGATTTACTGCTGGTACTTTCCAAGCCGCTAACACTGCCAAGAACATGGTTGTGCTTTCTGTAACTGGTACTGTGCTGAACGTTATCCCGTTGAACGGTGTAGCGATGGCAGTAGAAGGTTCTGCAGTTACTGGTGCTACAGTTGCCGTAATTGGTAAGAAGACTTTTGCTCCTACCAGTGGTCACGTTGACCGTTCATACACGTTCGAAGAATGGTACAGTGATGTTCCTGCTTCTGAAGTGTTTACGGGTCTGAAGGTCAACACAGCAAGCATGGCTCTACCAGCTACAGGTCTTGTAACTTGTGACTTCGGTTTCACG